ATACAACAGGTCAAAAGAGTAATCTTTTGGCCTCGGTCAATCTGCTGTGCGGCAGCCTCACCCGAGAAGGCTCGGGACTGGCGTCTTTCAGACTTAAGACACTAACTAATCTGGTAAACGGGCGAAACAGCGCGCCCTTTCCAAAATTGTTAGAAAGTCTGAAAACCGCTATATACACGAGGAAATCACATCACGTAATCGATCTTCGATACGACTTCGTCCTAGATATGCTATACTTCCTGAGATCACTCATTGAGTCCCTCTGGGATTCAGATAGCGCATTTCTAAGGATGAAGATGTGTGATTTAGATGGTTTCTGGGATGCATTGTCTTGTGCTCCCAATTCAGCCCAGAGAGTCAAAGGGATCAAATACTTAACAGCCTGGCCTATGGCCAAGTGGTTACGTAACGATACCCCTTCTTGTCCTGATTGGCTGAGAAACCATTTGGGTTCGAAAACGCTTCACTTTCCCATAAGTGGAGGACTTCGGCAACATTTCAAAAATTTGCTGAAGTCGAGCACTAACCGAATCCGGCCCGCAAGACTATTCACTGGATTACTCCAGGGAGTAAAACGCGGGTGTGCTCCGGTGGGAAAGGATTTTATCTTTTCTACCATGCTGTCACATAAGGAGAGCCTGTCTCAGACTCTTCCACAATTGGCAGACGCGGAATCCGATCAGTTCGAAGCCAAATTCAGAAAACTTTGGCAACGGACTGAAGAGGATCCCCCCATCCATCGTACTAAAGTGGTTCGAAATCCGGGCTTTCGCGCCTCTGTGGAATCAAAGAGATCCCAGGGCGGGAGGGCCGGTCAACTCTATCGATTGGCCAGGGACAACGCTTCAACAAGAATGGAAGAGAATGGGGTCATTCCCTATTATAAAGAACTCTTATCCATGTATGAAGTTAGTCCCGGTGCAGTACAAGAGGTAAGGGGTCATTTTGCCCCTTCCTATCTCGAATTACTGCAGTTAGCCTTCGAAGAGTGTTGTGAGGGACCGTGCAAAGCACGTGTCGCTCCCATCCTCGAACCACTAAAGTGTCGTCTAATCACCAAAGGACCTGCCTTACCCTACTGGGTAAGCATGTCCGCCCAGAGAGACATGTGGAATCATCTCCAGCAGTATCCCCAGTTTAATCTAACCGGGTGTCCTGTAGAAGAGTACCACATGAGAGACCTCCTTGATCTCGAGGAGAAGCAAGGTCTCAAATTCACTGACTGGGTTAGTGGTGATTATAAAGCTGCAACTGATGGTCTTAGTACCGAAGTTAACAGTCTAGCATTCAATGCTTACTGCGATTCAGTTAAGGCCAGTCATAGAGAGAGATATATCTGGAACAATGTCCTTGGTTGTCATGAAATCTCATATCCGCCAGCAATGACGGAGAACGATACAGATAACCAACTCTCTAGCTTTATTCAGACGAACGGACAATTGATGGGTTGTCCTCTGAGTTTTCCCATATTGTGTGCCATCAACCTTATTGCCTATTGGCAAGCGTTGGAGGAATA